GCCTATATCTGCGAGGTACTTCTTTTTGGTATCTATAAAGACAGGACCTTTGAACTCTTGACGTATCCGCTTAATGTCGTCATAACTAACGAATCCCTTATCATAGTCAGAGATAACGATTGCATCGTATTCATTAAACTGAACGCCATCATATATGATAGTATCAATACCCTCTTCTTCAATCCTTTGATCTACACGAAGCAACTGTTGTTTTGATTTTACATCTATATAACGATTCTTATTCTCAAAGAAATACGTCTGATAGTCAGGATTTACTCCAAGAGAACGAAAGTTCTCAAGAACGTTTGACATCATGCCAAGTTTCTTCTTGGTGTATACGTGATCAAAGATCGGAATAGGAGCTTCTGGACTAATACGGTTTACTTCACCGTAGTGATAGTAATCATAACAGCTGTCACCTAGTAATAATATCTTCATCTATAGAGTCCCATAATAATTTCCAATCAACATACGGATCACGCTCGTATTCGCCTTGCATATGCAGAGCAATGCTTTCAAACGGACATACGGCGAGACAACCTCTTTCTACCATTATCTTATTGAGAGAGATCTTTTCAAGTTCAGGATCTCGAGGATCCAGATTTAAGAACTTCTCGAGTATATCACTATTATTTATGAAATTTTGATGGCTCGTTAAAAACGAACAAGACACATCGTATATCTGCATCCAGTATCTCTTCTCTCCCATAAAGATCGTTCTCGGAGTAGTACTGTTTCGATATACGGCAGACCAAAGATACGGCGCATTATAGGGTGTTACGATTGGTTGCGTGTTTGTCTCAATCAGCATCCTAAAGTATGTATCAATGACCTCGGTTATCGCAGATTTTTCAAAAAGATAATCGTCTTGAACTTGGTATACTAAATCCGTTCCATTACTCAATAGCCATTCGTAGCAAGAGCGGATCGAATTCATTATGCCTAAGTTTTCTAGATGATACAGCTCAACCTGAACGTTTTCTTTTGAATATATTTTAACACATTCTTGAATAAAGTAAACTGTTTCTTGCGTAGAATGATCGTCGAATATTGCTATGCGATGATTAATAGATCTATCTCTTTTGGCTGCTTCGTGAACTGATTGAAAGAAAGAAGACACGCACTTTCGAATAAGCTCGTGTTTCGTGTCACAGCAGTATCTCTTGGTTACCTGGTTTGACGCGATATCACAAGTTTGCAGCGCATAGTGTACGTTCATCTCTTATCTTTTCTATCACTCGAGTCGAAGAGTATTCTTCTATTCTATCAAAGAATATCAGTTTCTTTGCATACTCGCTGCCTATCACTTTTTTATTTCTGTAGTCAGAACCGACAACCATATAGTCCGGTTCATACTCTCTGATAATATTTATCAGTTCTTCTTCACTGTCAAAGATAGAAATTTCGTCAACGCCTTTCACATGAAAAAGCATAGTTGCTCTCGTATCTTGGTTATTGATTGGTCGAGATGCGCCCTTTAGTTTTTTAACTCTACTATCTGAGTCTATGCCGATCTTTAGATAGTCTCCGTAGTTTGAGGCAAAAGTGATAAGCCGCATGTGACCAGGATGCAGTATATCAAAAGTTCCGTTTATGAATACTTTCATTCTGATACCTTTTCATTCCACATAGCAAGCATACCTTCACAATGCAATATATCTTTTTCTGCTATCAAGTTTTTATTTATGTTAACGAACATGGCTTCTTCTATGTTAACATTTTTTTCAAAAATCGTCTTAAGAGACTTTCTTAATAAGTCATTAGCGTCATCTAATAAAGTGTAACAAAAGGACCAAAGGCGTGTATGTAAGAAACACGCGGTTTCATCGTGTCTCATGTTTTCTTCTCTTGACTTAAAACAGTATTTTCCTTTGAATGAGTCGTACTCTAACGGATCAAAACTTTCTGTAAGTCTGTATCTTCCGGACACCTTGAATATTCTATTTACTTCGTTTCTAATTTCGTTACGAATAACATCAAAGGATACTAAAAGAATAAACGCTTCGCCGGCAGAACGAACTCCGTTCTTGTTGAATTCTATACATTGCTTTCTATCTCCGACGTATAGGTAATAGTCAGCCATACTCGATATTAAATTCTCTTCAGCATCCGGCAACTTAGACAAAGAGTTATCTATTAATATAACATATGAATCTTTGTCTTGTTTTCTTATACTCTTAATTGTTTCGATAGTTTCATAAAATCTAGTCTGCGGATCTATGTGGCCAATTCCTGTAACTATAGTTGAAGTAACCACATAAACGTTAATAGACATTATGCACTTACAATACTTTTAATTTGTAGTAGTGAAGTATGCCGTCTTGAAATGAATGAAAGATCCATGGGCGATAGAATAAGACATCGTTTGGTTTCATTTTTATTGATGTCTCTACTTCCCATTCGTCATTATTAAGATAGTCGAGTTCTTTATCTTGACTCTCTTCATCTTTAATAAAATCAAGAACACTCTTATATCCATCTTTGTGTATATATGTCTTAAATTCATTTTCTTCGAGTGAAACGACGAATCTCCAGTCGTTTAAGTCTGCAAAATCTTCGAAGTGTATTACTTCGTGTATTGTTCTACGAAGGGTTCCTGACGCTGCTCTATCTATCTCAACTATGTCGCCAACCATCTTACCGATTACAAGATCGATGTCGTTGAAGATGAGATTGAAATGCTCCATCTCTTTACCAAACTTTTTATCTACCCAATGCACATCTTGCACAAGAGGCCGAAGTTGTTCTACTTCATCTTTCGGAAAGTAGTCTCTTGCGTGGATATAATTAATTACAGAACGATTTACAGAAAAATTTGTGTTACTCATAGATTCTCCAATTATTCGTCATATATGTCTTTAAGTATTACTTGGCAGGACTCGTTAATTTCGTTCGCAGAAAAATTCATGATTCCGTCATTCAATCTGTCCGTGAAGTCCGATTCTACTCCACCAAGGCGAATCGGACTGTAAACTGGATCTTGTCCCTGTTTTCTAAAGAATTTAAAATGGTCAGGATAACTTACGTTCTTTTCAAACGTACTACCCATAAACACAGATCCGGGTTTATCAAAAGCTCTAGCCATATGTTGACCTACGCTATCGCATCCTACGAAATAATCACACTCGCTTATTAGAGCCATGTACATTCTTAGTTCAGGATTAAAGTTAGTTAGATCCGCGCTAAAGTTATCTCCAGGATGTTTGAGTTCTCTGTTACCAAAGAAGAAGATTAGACAGTCTTTATCGTTTAAAAACTTTCCGATCTTTAAGTAGTCATCGACATCTAAACTTCTGTTTGAAATATCGTATGGTCTATTGTTTGAAATCGTCATAGTACTTCCATAAGGCTGAAATACCACTACTTTATTCTTCTTATGTATCTGCTTAAACTCTTCAACAATTCTCTGAACAGATGTACGCTCATAGGTGCTGATGTATAGGTTAGGCTTTTCGAGATCCTTATGATCCGTCGTATTATTTATTTGACGGTCAAATGCTTCAGCTAGTGATATCTTTTGATTGTAGTAGTCGTGTATATAATAAGGTTCTGGGCACACTAGATTATAATTCTTTACGTACTCTTCAAAGATATTCTTTTGATGAATTCCTATCGTTCTTGGTTGAAGAATAGGATGGCTCCAATATAAGTCTTGCCACCCGTGAACGATTACTCTAAAATCATTCTTTGGATTTAGTCTATGAAATTTTTCTAATGCAGGTATCGCTGCAATTACTCTTCCTGCACCGCCGTTAATAATAAATGTAGTGTTCATTTTGCGTAATCTTTCCACCATTGTTGCCATTCTATAAAAGGATCTTTCTGTTGCTCAAATTGCATATGTAATGCAAGACTTGGGATCGGATTGAATCTAATCGCTTTGTTGCTCTGCCATATCTTCCAGATCGTATTTGACTCTTCGTAGTGTTCCGTTCTCGGATTAAGATAGTCACCGTTATACTTAAGAGCAAGAACCTCGAAAAGTTCCCAGTTGTCACGAAACATTTTTGGAGTAGTCATCATGACGTTTGTTGTAAATATTCCAGTTCTCCAGTGACGAGCAGAGCCATGGACTATGAAGTCTGTTCTAGCAGGAGGATCGTATTCAGACGGCTCGTCGAATGGATATATCACTATGTCTTCTCGTTTCAATCTATCGCAAAACATATAAAACGAGTCAACCATTTCCTGTATTGCCGAGGGGCAGTGAAGATAGTCGTCTTCAACAGAATACACTAAGTCCGAATTGCTATCCCTACAAAGGATCCACTGCTGATGAGCAGAATGATTGTATCCACTTTGATCGAGTTGTATTAGTTTAGAATTTTCTACTTTCTGAATGATCTCTTTGATTCTTTGAACCGTATCTTCTGAAGAATGATCGTCGAGAACCGTCAGATTAATATCCATTCCTTTAGTATTATTTATTGCGTTTACTAAAGATGATACACATCCTACAATAAGATCTGATTTTTCAATTCCGTGGTATCTAACTCGCCAATCAGTATGAACGTTTGTGACGTCGCAAGTTCGTAAAAATATATCAATTTTCATTTTTAAACATCATATCAGAACCACCTTCAACATCTAAATGTATACAATCTATGTCTGTCAATCCAAGACTGTCTATCGTTATTACAGGAATGTTTCCATCTTCCTTTACACGAAACGTACCGCAATTTTCTGGAGTGTCATTAGTGATAGAAACTTGCGATGCCTTACTACCTAGTGCTGCTCTAAACTGAAATACGTTTTCATGATCTGCAGTATTCATGCATAGACACTTGAAGTTTGTAACATCCGGTTCAAACACATAAACTGTCTCGAATGCTTCGGCAAATTTTAAAGTGTATGCTCCAACGTTTCCACCCGCGTGAATTATTGTGCGCTTATTCTTAAGAGATCCTACTATTGAATCTACGGTGTATAATTCAACATTAGTCCATGTATAGCAAGAATCGACATCGATTTCTGGCCAATATAAACCATCTTCTCTTTTTATTATAGTCATAGTTGTCGCCAAAATTCCATATTTGCGTGCTTATTAAGGATATCTGGTGGAAGTATAAACTTTCTTTCGCGGAATTCAACTTTCTTACGAACGTCGTGAAGTTTAATACCAATCTCTGCGTCGTACTCATCCCAAGAAGCTTCTACATTATTAAAATCATGTTCAAAATAAGGTTCTTCTATGAAGTTGTAAAGAGCTTTCATCATTTCTTTTGGCTGCTTGCACAACAAGTCGTATTCTAATAAGAACAGAAGTGGCTGATCATGACCAGTAAGAGCCTGCTTAATTCCAACGTATGGAAAACCTACAACCCCGTCTTCCTTCATAAGACTATCTACTCGTTGATACACTGAACTTCCTACGCCACCAGTCACCGTGTTTGTGGAGAATGG